GATTCCACTGTGGGATGTTGTAGCTGTCGTGGCTGACCTGAGGGTAGACAAGCCCCTCATTGCTTTCTGCCATGCCAAGGCAGTCGATGACAGAGCCATTGCGCTGCATCATCGTGTCGACGCGGAAGTGATCCGCGCCCTCGTATGGCGTGCAGCCGTTGCCGGTACTGAAGATCAGTCCCCAGCCACTCGCGCGCAAGCGCCAGGCAGCCGTGCTGAGGATTTTGAACGCCCCGCACGGACCGTCGCAATTGTGGCCCGCTGCGAGTAGTTCCTGCTTGACTTGCGCGACAACTTCTGCACTCATACACAACCCCTTTTCATGGTTATGACTTCCTACCGATTATGGACCACGTGCCGGTCGGCGCCGCGGTTATTTTCAAACCCCTGCCTGTCCAGCCCTCAACGAGACTCTCCTCGCTCGCGTTGACGTCGGCGATGTAGTGGTCCACAACAATGTGACCAAAACCATCACGGACAGTTACGCGGTTGCCGACCGTCAGACCAGTCCCCGACAACCGGAGCGAGTTGAGTTTCATAAAGCCGGAGACTTCGTCGTTCAACGCGGTGAGAGTGAACGCTCTGCCGGTCTGCGTAACTGCCATTGCTTTTCTCCCCTTATGTAGAGCGGTTGGGCACAGTGGTTAATTCCCCACTGCACCCTTCCACCCTCTCCGCACGTGGTGTCAGGCTGGCCGGCCCAACACCGCGAAGTTGTTACTTCTTCGTCGTCTGGCCAGGACCGCTTGCTGGCCTCTCCTGCACGGGATTCGGCGTCGCCGGCTTGTTCGGATCCTCGGTCTTCCGATCCTTGCTCGGGTCTTCCCGCTTGTTCGGATCGTCGGACTTGATGTCCTTCGGACCGGTCGGGGCTTCGCCCGGCTGACCCTGTGGGTGGCCTGGCCTTGCCGGCTGATCCTTTGGCGTGGTGCTGTGGCCCGGTTCTTGTCCTGTTTCGCCCATCTTCTTCCCCCCACCTGGAGTGGCAGTACTGGTCAGAGCAATGCCGGCCCCGATCTGCGTACCACCTGTGTTGAAGTTGAAGCCACTGGCCTCGGCGGTCGCGGCGTCGGCAAAGCGAAGAGTGCCGTCGGTACCTGGCCAGTAGTACCAGTCGTTGCCATTCGTGTCTTGAAACACCAAACCGCTGGGATTGCCACCAGTTCTCTGCTGGCCTGTGGCAGGGTCGGTGCCACGTGTGGGTCGGCTGAAGCGGGTGAAGCCCTGTAGTACTCTGCGGATCTTGCTTGGGGGCATAGCTCGTCTCCTAACTGTGAAAAAGGATTAGGGCCCTCACGTCATTATGAGGGCCCGCTGAGCTGAAGTGTGTTAACCGCCGCTGCTGACGTACACGCCGCGCCACTCGCCGAACCCCTTGCTGTAGCGGGCGAAGATCTTGAACATCGCATCGCCACTCAGGAAGTCGTCGGCGTTGGAAGTCTCCGGCCGAGTGCGCCAGAAGAACTTCATGTCGTGGCCGCCCTTGGTCTGCTGCTTCGGAGGTGCCAGCAGTGCCCACATGCGGGTGTTGGCGAGGTACCGCACCGCGAGGTATTCAACGCCGTCCATCTTCAACGGGTTGATCTCGTTGTTCGCGGTGTACGGCTTGTACTCGGACTGGATCACCTCTTTGGCCGCCCACTGGAAGGTGGGATCGATGACCAGCAAGGACGGCGTCATCACGATGGGCCGTCCCCTGTCATCGACGAGGGTGTTGAAGTGATCCAGCGCAGCCTGATACGCGGTGAAGCTGAAGTCAGCCTGCGTCGATGGCGTGTTTGCGAGCGGCGTCCCACCATCCAACCGCGGATGGCTGAGGTGCCCCAGAGTGAGTCCGTCGATGCCGGTGAAGCCGGCAGTGAAGGCGTTGTTCAGAATGCTCCACGCATCCACCTCGACCTTGTACGCCGCCGCACGGCCCAGTTCGGCCGCCATCTCGTTCATGATGTCGTACAGATCGTCGTCGTACATCTCACGGGTAACACGGAAGCCCAAGCCATAGCTGGCGTGGGTGTAGCGGACCTTTCCGCTCATGATCGGGTCGTCGAACGTCGTGTTGGTGCCTTCCGGCTTGGACACCATCGCGCCAAGGCCTGCGACCTTCAGTTCCTCTTCGTACTGACGTTCGCTGTCGTAGACATTGAACACACCAACCCACTGATTGGGCTGGCCGTCAATTTCATTGAACAGCACGTCGAAGAGGCCTGGGGCGAGCAGGTTGGCAAATCCACCTGTTGTAGCTGCCATTTGCTTCTCCTGCTATGTTCCCACGAACATCTGACAGTTGGCCAGTTTGAACGCGAAGATGACATGGCCCTTCAGATCGCCAATGCCAAAATTCGGTTCGCTCCAGAACTCCCACACGACGACTCGACCCGCCGTGGTGACTTTGGCGAGGTCAACCATCCAGAAGCCGCCGGCAGAGCTCGCAGTGATGCCCTGGCTCTTGCCGATGATGGACTGGGTGATCGTGCCTGTGCCCTCAGCGCCGCCCGTATCGGCGTAGCCTCGGAACAGGGTGTCGGGGTGCGCGATGTCGAAGATCACTTCGGTCGCCGCCACCCCACTTGCATCCCTCTGACTCACGCCCGCGATGAGCGCAGGGTCGGCACCAGTCACAACAAGAAGGCCAGAGGCGTCGAATACAACCGGCGCGCCCTTCTTGAACGACTGTGCACCGCCCTCAGTCCCCTTGTGCCGCGGGATTGAGTAACCAGAGAGAGTGCGAACGGCAGTGAAGGGGAATTTCCCTTGTGTAGCCATTTCCACTCCTACGCAGGCTTACCCTTAGGTGGGATCGCCCACATCCTCGCGAAATACGAGGTTACCGGGGATGCGTTTCTGCCCCCTGTCCCTCAACGCTTTCGCCGCGTTTTCCTGCGCTTGCAGGACCATTGTGTCGAGGCTGGTTTCACCCCGCTGCCTTGCTTCGTCGAACTGCTTCACGTACTCCGCATATCGTTCCTTCTTCATTCGGAAGAGAACGAGGTCGCCGCGTCTGTAGCTCGCCCCGGCTGCTGCACTCGATGCAGTTGCTGTCGCACTGAGTACTTCCGCCGGGACTTTGCTCGGGTCGAGGGGAGCTGCTTCCCACCCCTCCCACTGCGCCATGTAGATGTTCTGATCGCCCTGCGGACCCGCTGTCGCGTTCATCCAGCGGTATTCGTAGTCAGGGTCTTTGTCGGGTACGAAGAGGCGGTCGGGACGTCCATCGCGCAGTGTACCTGTAGCCATTATTCTCTCCTCGCCGCGCGATTACGCCCGTAGGCGGCAATGTTGCTGGTGGTGTCGCGTTTGCCCATCTGGCCCGCACTGTCGAGGTCTTGTTGCGTGCGACCCTCACCCTCCAACCGCAACAAGTACTGGTTGAGGTCAAGGCGGTTGCTGCGACAGAACTCCTTTATCTTGTCCGTCGCGATCAAACGGCTCTGCGTCGTTGCAGCCGGCACCACACTGCGACTGGTTGGCGTGGGACTGGCCATCGGAGGAGCAGCGCCGAGAGGTCGAGGTGGTGCCTGAGGCGGTTGGGCTACAGGTGGTGCGCCGTTCCCAGCGGCTACGCCATCTGCTGGCGCTTCAGGCACCGCTTCGAACACCCGACTACTCACTTGCGGGTCTTGCGACTTCACGTGGATGTACAACGAGCGGTGCAAGCCTTTGCTTGCCCTGGTCTGGGGAGGCATGTTGGTCTTGAGCTTGTCGATGGCCTCCTTGTACTTGCTGTAGTCCGTTACTGTGGCGCCAAACGCAGCCTCGTCGTCCTGTTCGGCTCGCTGTACCACGGAAAACAGAAGTTGCTCGGTGCGGCTGGCGTTGTCATCAGCGAGCTGCTGTGCAGCCGGCTTCGGTGCTGCCGGCGCCGCTGGCGGTTGCGTCGGTGCCTGGCCTGCAGGCTGCGCATTGTTGTTGCTAACAGCCGCCGCCTCAAGGCCTTCGAGATAGAGCATGACTTCGTCGATGTGCCTGCCGGCAAAACGCCCCTCCGTAACCATCCCGTTCGCGTCAGTTGCTAAGCTAGCCATTTCGGCCCCTTTACTTGTCCACAGCGAGTCTTTTCAGACTGGCCAGTTTGCTACGCAGATACAGTGCCTCGCCCTGCTTGCGTAGCATATTGTTGACGTCCGTCTCTGCCGCCAGCTCGCCCATAACCTTCTCTAAATCCGCCTCGAAATCACTGTATAGTTGTTGGCGGAGGCTGTTGGGCAGGGCCTGCCACTGGTCCTTGTGCACCTGCACCTCCTCCTTGCATTGCCGCTTGTGCTTGTGGTGGGATGCCAGGGGCGCCGCCAGGCGGGATCGCCCCCATCTGCTGTGCCTGTTGCATCATCGCTGACATCTGCTGCAATGTCGCCAGCACGCTCGGAACGATTGCGTCCAGATCCTCTATATCAAACCTCTCCACGAACTTGCGCACCAGCTTGCTGCTAGCCTCCATCGTGCTCACCGCCATCATCTTTGCTTGCGGCGGGAACTGCGGATTCGCGACCAGCATCATCGCCTGGTTCAGGCGCATGTAGTAATCGTTTGTCACCGCCATCAACAGCTGCATCTGCTGCACCTCGAGATCGCGGTTGATCGTCTCACTGCTGACGGCAAGGCGCAATGCAAGCGTCGTTCTGGGGTCACCCGGAGGAAATTGGATGTAGCGCCCCTTCATGTAGTAGTAACCCTCAGGGCGCATCTGCTGCTCTAACTGGATGGTTAGGTAGATCAGCTCCTCTATCGCTTTGCGCATGTCGTCGATGCTGACCCAGAACCGCTGATTGCCTTCGTTGATCAGCGCGGTCGTGCCAGTCGCGGTGGCCCTGCTACCCACAACAGGCGATTCCATGCCCATGTTGTAAGTGCTGACGCCCGTCCGCTTCTCGTTCATGAAGAAGGCTTTCTCTTCGACAGCCCCTAGAGTCTGCGACGCCTCACCCAGATGTACAACATTGATATCGCGCTGAGGCCGTCAGTGAAAAGAGTTTTGCCTGGGTGGATTTCCTCATTGGGCTTCAAGTCCACATTTGTGCTGAGGATTGTGATACCGGCATTCGCAGCCGTTCCAGCGTCGATGACTTGGTTGTGCGCGGTCGTAGCCTCGCGCTGGAAGGGAAGGGACTGCTCCGCTGCACCAACGCTAACAATCTCGTGCGGCTGCACCAAGTAGGGGATCTTGACGAAATGCCGCGATTTGCCGAAGTAGGGGTTGTAAATGGCGCGGAGCATTTTGCCACCATCGAGACTGTAGGTCAACACAACTTCTTCGTATGTCGGCGCCACAGTGGGGTCGGTCGCTGCGAGTTCGAACATACCCCTCAACTCGTACAGCTCGTAAATTTCATTGCTGCCGTCGGTGAGATGCTCGGCCTTCTTCTGGACCTGCCTCGCCTTATCCTCGCGCATGCGAGGTTTCAGCGTGTCGACGTCCTCTTGCTTAAACGCACCCTGCGCGACAAACTTGTGGAGTTCGGCCTTGCTGTATCGCAGACGTAGAGCGAACCAGGGTAGCTGCTGCCACTCGTCATAGCCAGTCGGCCAGAACACGTCGGTGCAACTAGCAATGTTCCATCGCACGCCCACATAGCCAGGAACCTCTTGCGATACGACTTCGCCAGTCGCTCCATAGGCGTGGTAGACACGCTTCTCCTCTACCCACTGCGGGGCGCAAAACGCGTCGCCGTAAAGGGGCATGTCGATGAAGATCGTGCGCAGCCGGTCTTGCGCACCAGATTGGGTGAGAAACCACCTTGCCCAGTCACGGATGTCCTTGTCTTCAAGGGGCTTCTGAATGTCACCCATCTGCGTGCCCGGCGCCGCCATTGGATCAGGCGGGACGGTCATCATGAATGGCGTCGCAGTATTCTGATGCGCTTCTATGGGATCTTTCGCGCCGAAGAAGGCTCTCTGCAGTCGACTAGCGACAGTGTCCACAGTGATCGGCACCACTGGCACCACAACGTTAGAGGCATTGGGCCAGGGGAAGTTTTTGGTCTCAAACTCGGGCAGGGCCTTGTACGCGTGCAGATACTCCGCCAGCAAATCTTGCCGCTTCTTGTGGTTGTCGACAGCCAGGGAAAGCTCGCGATGCACGTAGGTACGCAACTTCGCAGCCTGCATCTCATCCAGAGCGAGGTCCTGCGGAGCGAGTACGTTTTTAACGGGGCTTGTTTCTGGCATCGCGAGTCCTGCCCAAGTTGTGCGTGTTTAGGATTGACTTACCCTTGAACCCCCGCCCGTTGGCCGGTGCTTCTGCTGGGCCTTCTTTCCGATCGGGTGGCCGTCCGCCCCTATCCCGCCCGTTTTCGCCCCCTTCGTGAACGGCGGCTTTACGCCTGGTGTCCTGATCCCCTTCGCTTTTCGCATGCTTTTTCTCCTGCCGGTCGAAGTTTCCCTCGACCTGCTTTGGCCGCTGCCGTTCTACTTCTTCTGCTTTGACTTTACGGCGGGTGTCTTCTTCTTTCTCTTCGCGCTGAATGGCATGCTGCTTCCCTTTCATGTTAGTACCCTGTCAGCTTGCTACGGCTAGCATTCGCTCGCTCTTCGCTGCGCACCCTCGCGTGGTGATCGCGGGCTGACTGCACTACACGCAGACCGAACAGAGGGATGCAAGCCGCAAGTGCATCGACCATGTCCTTCGTCGGAAACAAAGGAAATTGCCTGATCTCCTCGACAAGGTCTTTGAGGCCACGGCGAATGAACAATTTGCGCGACTCGGTGTAGGGCATCAAACTTCTGATGCGGGTGTCCTTGTCACCGACAGGGCTCTGTTCGATCACCGGGAACCGGTAACCCTGATCCATCATCGCCTTGTACAGAGGGAATTTAAGGATGCGCTGAAACGCCACGTCTTCGATTGCTGCCTTCTGTATATGACAGCGACGATGCATGCTGATGAACTTCGTGTAGAGAAAGGTGGGATTGTCGCGTTCAGCAAAGGCATCCAGCACGAACAGGCGGTCCTCGCTGTCCTGGGCGCAGGCAATCATCGCATTCCGCGCGTTGCGCTTCTTCTCCGGGCCAGAAATGGCCGGGTCCCAGAACAGAACCCGCTTCAGACTTTCGAAGATGACGACCTCTTTCTCACCGGTATCGTGCTCCAGCAGCAAATTGCCCTGCGCGTCGAAGGTGAAATACCGCAAGTCAGACTCACGGAACTCGGCAAGGTCAGGATCTTTTGGATTGTTCAAGTACAACATGCTGTACATGAACGAACCCTGCTTGGCTTTGATGCGCTTGCAGCTGTCTTCCGGGAAGAGTTTGGGGAAGTAGTAGTAAACCTTGTCCGGATCTGGCGCGAAAGTGTCCGGATCCATGTTGTAGACGGCCGGTTTGCCCGAATCTATCGCTTCTTTGACGTCGAGTTGCAGCGTCTCGCGGGTCCAATGCAGCGGGCGACACAGAAACGCGTAAGTGTCGCTCTCATTCTGTTGAATCTGCGCGTAGAGGTCGTCGATCCCCCACCGTGTACCGATGAGAAGGTCGAAGGCAGTCTGCTCATCAACGAACAGTGCCTCTGCCGATTTGTACCAATCGTAGACTTTCCGTCGGATTGTAGGCGACATCATCGCCTTCTCATCCTCTAGATCGTCTTTTATCTGCACGGTGTAGTGACGACTGACAAGGTGAGTGTCGACACCAGCAGCTTCGATGGTGTCCTCACCATAAACCCCCTTGCGAGGGAATAGCAAATTGCTGTCAGTCCAAGTCGTATTGTTGAAGTCGGGCATGATCTCGGGAAACAGCCACTGCAACATCGTATTCCTCTCGATGCTGTGGCGGATCGCCTTGATCTGCTTCTTCGCGTTCTCGCTGCTAAAACTGCCCAGCAGGATGCGGTGCTCAAGGCCCGGCATCCCGCAGAAGTCTTCTTGTATCAAAATCCACAACGGCAAGCTCTTCGAGCCAATCGTGGACTTGTAGCAGTCCCTGGGGACCAGAGCGACCTTACGGCGTTTTGCGGTGTCTTGGATAAAGCTGCACAGCTCGCGGTGAGGGTTGGGCTGGACCTTGTCGAAGGCCATCACGGCTGTGGTGAAGAAGTACAGGCTGGCTCTGGCGTTCGCCCGGGTATTGGTCCAAATCTCATCCGCAACACTATCGGACGGCAGAGCGACAAAGCCCAACTGGTCTTTGAAGACCGCCTCTCGTCCTGCTGTCTCGATTATATCCACCGGTGTGTCAGTGCTGAATCAAGCCGGTTTGATGACTTCGCCAGTAACAACATCTTGCGACGACTCGCGTGCCCGCTGCTGCAGCATCATGACGGCTTCGGCCGTCAGCATGAAGTTGATCGGTCGCTGCGTCTCTCGCTTTGGTGCACCGACGTCAGCGCGGTCGAGCATGTCGAAGGCGACTTCCTTGATGAACTTCTGATCGGTCGTCGTCTCGACAATGTCACGCAGCCGGTCGAACATCTCAGCGGCAAACTCGCCGACTTCCTCACGCAATGTTTCTTTGCTGCGACGAAGCCCAGGTGCGCTGTCGTAGGTTTTGTTAATAACCCAGTTTTCGTAGGACTGGTACAGCGGCTGCTTCAACCAGACCGCGATTGTCTGATGCGAACGGCCAAGCCTCATTGCGGCATCGCTAATTGTGATTGTGGGGTCTTCAACGCGGAGCCTGCAGAGCAACTTCCACTCAGTCCGGATTGGATGTGGAAACACTTCCGGAGCGACAGCTAGCGCAACCGCGACAGTTTGGCCTGACATAATATGTATGGTTGGATTATAACACAGCGCCGTGGCTAAAGGCAACGTGAGGCTTTGAAAGGGCCTCTCCGAAAAACTGGGCCGTAGGAAAAAGGGTACACCGCCCCGGGCGGCCCGCGCGCATGGTCCGGGGGTGGGGGTGGCACCGTTGCTCGCACCGTTGCCAACACCTGTGCCAAAAAACCGGGCGGCACAGTTATTTCTCGTGCCATATTTTTTTTTCTGTCGGCTTGAAATACTTGTTGAGATTCTTTTTGATCGGATGTATAATTTATTTGTAAGTTGATGATATCGACTTACACATAAGCAATGACGCTTATGTCGCGAATCGAGGTGTTTCATGTACCGCACCGACTTCAAGACCGTTGCCGAGGCCACCAAAGAGATCGGCGAACCCCGTCTCCTGGAGATGATCAACCAGTTCCTTGCGAACCAAAACTACCGCAAGGGCTACAACAAGGCCCGCAACGCCGCCTTCAAGCAGGTGAAGAGCGACCCGCGCTTCAAGGAAGTCCTCGCCCAGGTCACCAAGGAGAACCGCAAGAAGTAACAACCCCGCGAGGAGAGCCTCGAAAGAGGCTCTCCTCTTTTCCTTTTAGAGCCTCTCATGCTTATCCTCTCCATCCTCGCCGTCCTCGCCGCTCTTGGCGCCAGCCTGCTCCTCCTCTGCCTCTTCGCCCACCTCGGCTCAAACCGCCAATAACGTTCGCAACCCGCGCGCGTGCGCGGCGCGCCGCCCCCTCCGGCTGGGCATGCGTCTGTTTCGCACCGGCTCGCGGCGCGAGCGTTTCGTCTGGGCATGCGTATTTTGCCGCCAAAAGGGCTCTAAAAGAACGGCTAAAGCCTCCCTTGATTTTTTTCTCGAGCCGTGGTATAATTATTATGTAAGTTAGTAATGACGCTAACTTATTACGAAAGGTTCGTTTGTGTACAAAACCGACTACACCACCGTCGCCGCCATCGTCGCCGCTTACGGAGAACCCAAGGTCGTTGCGTGGTTGAACGCGTTCTTCGGCAACCAGAACTACCGGAAGGGTTACAACAAGGCGCGGAACGAGGCGTTCGCGAAGGTGAAGTCCGATCCGCGGTTCGCCAACCTCCTCAAGGAGGTGAAGCAGGACGCGCGGAAAGCCGGTAAGTAACCGGTAACACGGTAGCCGCTCCACAGAATAACGTGGAGCGGCTATTTTTTTCGCTCCGCGAACCGTTCGAGCTGGGCATGCGTCGGATCCAAAGCGAGGAGATTCGGCTAGCGGAAAGCGGATATGATGTTTTATACTGTGCTTCGATGTCAATGCTATGTAAGGCACTAGTATGTATAAAGGGAGAAATCATATATATATATCCATCCTCTCTATTTCCTATACTCTTGTCCGTCTCCCCTCCTTGGTTACCCGGTGCCCCGTAAATGCATTAACCTCACAGCTCGCTATCAAACATATAACGTTGCTATTGTCAAATTTGTGTGATATAATAATCCATCACTCACCACCAAAGGAGTCTCTCGATGTCCGAAGATGACGACAGCCCGTTGATCCTCAAGCCAGTCAAGGATATGTCGAAGGAAGAGATCGCAGAGCAGCTCGAGGTGCTCCAGCAGGCTCTGAAGGACAAACGCAAGAGGTCGCCCTTCACTGCTGATGGTATCAGGGCGGGTAGTACCGAGTACTGGCGGCGCTATCGCGCTGCGAACAAGGACAAGGTTGCCCTCTACCAAACGCGTTATAGGATGAGAGGGAAGAAGGATGAGCTCGTCGAGACCATCATCCGGCAAGAAGACGTCTCGGTGGAGGAGGCCACGAAGCAAGCGGCAGAGGAGATGCGAGCCGCGATGGAGGCACGGCGCGAACGTAAGATGGCTCACACTGATGTAGACGACGTCGCTCCGGAGATCGCTGCGATCGCTTTGGAGTATGGTGTGCCGCCGGGCAAGGCGCAACAACTCTACAACTCCGCTGACTCGTATGCAGCTTTCGAGGAGGCTCTCAAGGATTACGCATTCGAAATGATGCTCAACAAGCCCCGAGAGAAGGAGTAACCGTTCTATAAAAAACGGTCAAAGCCTCCCTTGATTTTTTTATAGGATGGTAGTATAATAGATATAATGGTTAGTTACACACATTCCAACCTCACAAACCACACAATCCCTGTGTGCCGTGTGGATGGACTAACCATTATGAAGGTGCAGACCATGCAACAGACTCGCGACCAGTTGATCCGTGACCTCTACCTCGAACTCGCTCTGTGGCGTAACATCCAGATCGACATCCGCAACGGCCGTCCGACGGCGATCTGCGGTCTCGTCGCGCAGGAGGTGCAGAGCACGGAGGAGTTCCGTCAGTTCGCACAGAACCTTCCCAGCGGGTTGGTGTCGTAACATGGCCAACACGCCACTCCTCAACCTCAACAAGCTCCGTGCCGGTTACTACGAGACGGAGTACGGCAACGTTGCCATCTACAAGGGTGGCAAGTCGGCGCACGACCTCGATGCCGACGAGCGGATTCCCACCGCGGTGCTGTACAAGTGGCTGAAGCCGCTGGAGAGGACCAAGTGATCATCGACATTCAGTTCCACGACGAGGGGCCCATCCAACTGCAGCGCGTCAGCATGATCACGGTGGCCAAACGGCAGAACAGCCCAGACCATGAAATGCTGATCCAGTTCTACGACGGACCCAGCAAACAGTACAACCTGCACATCATCCGCAGCTACAAGGTGTTCAATGACTAGCCACCCACGCATCAACAGACTGTGCAGTCTGTGCGGGGTGGAGATCTCGCAAGAGCGTCTTTTGGCACTTCCAAACGCTAGGGAGTGTCTTTCCTGCCGAAAGGACAATGATGTTACACACACAACAGGCTTCATGTCGTGGGAACACAAAACAGCCCCGACAATCGTCACAAGCGCCGAGGTTGGTGAAGAGGGGATCCGGTATCTGCGCAAGCACGATCGACGCGGCGTACATGCGCAACTGTCCCTCGGTAGTGCCAAGAACCCGCGCCTGGCTTCTGCGCTCCGCACAACTGTTGGTCGCGCAGAGTTCGACGCTATCCGCCCTCGACAAGAGGAAGCTGAACCACCTCTTGAGAGGCTTACCGACGGATTGGCTGCGCATTGTCATCCAGCAAGGCCTCGAGTGACGCCCACCGGTCACTGTCTGGAATGCGCCACAGAATGGTACGCCGCAAGGCGGAAGGGTACACGATGAAACTGATCTGGAACCTCGACGGCATCACATTGTACGAACCCACCACCGTCACTTGGAAGGAGCAGGAGTGGTGGATCACCGGGCTTGGCCGGCACACCCGTGACAATCGCACTGTCACGATGTTCACCTGGCACGCCACCACAAACCCGCAAGGCACGGCGGTGCAGATCGACACGGGCCTTGGCCGGCTGGGTGGTACGTGGCAAGGACCGACGTGGAACCTCCCTCTGGAGGTTGCGGCAGCAGCACGTCGGCTGTTGTAGTTGGCTGTTGCGTGGAGGGGCCACTCGCTGTGGCCCTTTCACGGAGCAATCCAGCAATGACGCTGAACTCCAATCGAGGTCATATGCCACAGACAGTTACGTTCGACATGACGCGCAGCAAGGAAACGAAGGGCACAGTCGTCTTCACCGCGGTCAAGGACGCCCCGATCACCACCCTCTACGTGCTCAAAGGGAATGCGTTCAGCAACTGCCAGACCCTGTCGGTCACGCTCGAAGTCGCTGAGGCCAGGCAGCTGTGAAGTCTTTCACCATCACCACCTACATCAACATCGAAGCCACCACTGCGGAAGCCGCCCTGCTCTGGGCTGAGCAGGTTATGGCTGAGCTATCCCGCAAGCAGGAAGCGATCAACTCAATCGGGCAGATCGAGGTTGTGGAGGAGAAGGTCGATCAGGACACCGACCCCAATGAGGCCTACCATGAATAGCGACGTCAAAACGGCGCTGGAGCGGATTGTTGAGATCGCCTATGAGGGGCATCCAGACGGCCGGGCGGATCGCCTCACGATGATCACGCGCTATGCGCAAGCAGCGTTGACAAAGCTTGGGCTGGGCGTGCGTAGCGACCTGCAGCTGATGGAGGACATCGCTGGTCACCTGACCGACGCGAGCAACACTTTGCAGATGGTCACGCCCCATGACAACATCGCGGTGATCGCTCAGCTCGTTCAGCTCGACCTTGACATCGACCGAGCACTTGGACGCGTACAATCACTTCTCGCGGAGGACACTCGCGATGCCGACTCTTAGACCCGACCGCGTTGCAACCAAGCGAGGGGGATTCGGGATGGAGATCCACCTCAAGGACATGTTCAGCGATGAACGTGTCGTCTGGATCAGGGGCAACTCGTACGTCACCGACGGCGAACGCATCTACTCTGTCAATGGCATTGGGGAGATCAGGTGGGTTGTGGAGGACTACAACCACACCG